AGCAAAAGTTTTGATTTCTTGGTTGTATTCAGCACGAATAGTAAAGAAAGTACCAAAATGTTTGATCAGAGTCTCTACAGCTTCGTCACGGCTCTTTCTAACTATTTTAGTTACATAATCCATGGGCATAGCTTTCCAATAATCTATATCAAGAAGTTCGGCATTACTTTGACATACCATAATTTTTCCCGCTACATGTTTTTTATTATTCCAATTAAATTTTTGATTGCCAATTATATCATATAAATACACTTTACCAGTTACTTTGGCAAGTAAACCTTCATCGTATACAATAATCCATAGAGGTGTCTTTTTTCCATATGCTTCACTAAATTTATCTAAAGTTTTATTTTTGGATTTATTTTTCATTCCACTCATTTTACTGATTTGTTGCAATATTTGGCGTAATTTATCATCAACTTTCATCATTTTAACGTATTCATCGCGATTAATAAGTTTATGATCTTTTCCAAGTGTAATTATAGTATGAAGACGATATTGAAGGAGTTCACGTTGGTATTGAACCATTTTGATTAAACGTTGTTGTTGTTTTAGCCTTGTTTCAAGTTGTTCACCAACTGTTAGTTTTCGATCAATAATTAATTTTTCTTGTTTATTAATTTCGTTTAACGCTAATTTAATTTTTTCATCAGATTCCTGAATACTATCAACTTGTTCTTTAAACATTTCCATATATCTTTTTTTATTATTTAAAGCAGCTAAAACTTTGATAGTGCTATTAAGTAGTTCTTCCATAATACGTTTGCGTCGTGTGACAGTTTCTTCATATATATGTTGAAGTTCATTAGTATAAATATTTAATTGTCGACTTGAATCTTGAAATATTTTTTCTAATCCATGTCTAAACATACGTGTTAATGAATCATAAACAAAGGCGGCTCTTTCATATCCATCACCATAATGACCTAAAGAACGTTTAAAACTGGGGTTATTAATAGCAATAGGTGAAATAATTAATCCACCTTTTATTGGATTTGGATTGATACCATCAGCATAATTCATTTTCATTTTATTAGATTTTCCAAGTTGATTATTGGTATTAACACCCACAGTGCTATTATAACTTAGGTTCATATTGAGAAGGTGCTTATAAATATCTTCTTCTAATACTTCTTTCACCCATAAATTATTATCATAAAATGGACCAGCGTCAATATCATTTCTAAGATCTGGGATTCTAAAATAATGATTAGGTATATTGGGTATTCCTTTGTTAATCACTCTACCAATTTCATGAAAAATTCTGGCTACCATATTTTTAGTTTTTTCGTAAACACGTGCTACATTAATACCACTATTCTCATAACCAGGTTGTTTATAATACATTTTAGCTAATGGTTTAAGATAAACACGATCAAATTCTTCAACTGCTTGATCTCTGATTCTATCAAGCCATTTTGTACCAAACACTTTGTTCCAATCTTTAGAATCAACTAAATATTCTTCATCATCAACATAACTACCAAAGCAATTACCAATGAAAGCCCATCCATGAAAATGAGGAACTGTTACTAACTTTTCTCCAATATATTCATCACTATCAGGATTAATAATTTCTTTGTTAACTGAAATTCCGTATGAATTATTTCCAACAGCAGTTGTTTTTAAATTTTTATTTCTTAAGGTAACAAACTGCAAAATTAACTGATATGTTTCTGGTATATTGATAGCACGACGATAGCAAAATTGACCAGTTGGATTAGCCTTCTCATTTTTTTTAGTTTTTCTACTTACATATGAGCTAAAAGGAATTTCACGAGAACCTAACCATGAATACATTCCTAATGCTGGAATAGGATTATTATTTACAACTGTTGTTTTTTCTCCTTCTTTTTTAGTATTGGTAAACATTGGAAATAATCCATTTTTTTTTCCTATAGCAGTTTGATGTGGATCAATATCACCAATACCTTTGATAAAAGCAGCCATAACATCTTGGTCAGTGGGTTTAGAAGTTTCATATGAATCTTTATTGACAGGTAAACCTAATTTAGAAGCTTTAATAACAGCTTCGCGTTTATTATTGCTATTAATTCCATTTAAAGCACCATTTGAAGAAATGTTATTGGGTATATCTGATTTTTCTACAACTGCTTTTGTTGGTTTACCAATTACAGATGAAGACAGATCGGATGGACTAAAATTTAAGGAGCCTTCCCACCAACCATTTCGATCTTTATTTTGTGATTCGCGAAGCCAATTACCGATATTAGCAATTCCGCAATCAGGTACTGGTTCTATATCTAGAGTATATCCAGTATTTCCCCATGTAGAACCGTTAGAACCCCAACCCCAATAATCGCCTTGATTTCCAAGATCATAATTATAATCACCTTTCTTTCCACTTAGATCGGGAAATTTAATGGGATGACTTGTAGAAAAAATAGTTCTAACTGATGCACCTTCATTACCTTTCATTAAAATGGGTTTTGTACTAGAACCAACTTCAGGCATAACTCCACCCATTATACCATATCCATTTCCAACTAAATTTCTAGTTTTTTGATTATAATGAGCACGATTAATGGCAAAATTTGGACAATAAGAAGCACCAATTGAAAAATAAAAATCAACTAGATCACTAATATCACCAATAAAAAAGAGTTCTTCACTAAAGGTAGACCATCCTATTATAGAATGATAGATAGAGCTTAGAGTTTTATCTAAACTAAAAAACGTTGGAGTGTCACTACCAATTAATTTCCCACTTGTGTCTCCAATATTTAATACGGTTGGTGCTTTGGGATTGATAAATGAAAAATCATATTCATCATCTGGTTGTCCCATCATTTTATCTTCAATTTCGACAGCATCACCTCGTGTGCTATTCATCATTGCATCTAAAAATTTATTATCACAATCATCAGTAATAATTTCTGTATTATATATATCGGTATCTTTATCAGTTATTCGTGATGCAAATCCAGTGAGAAGTGAAGTCGTATTTGTATGCATTTTACGAATATTTTCACGTGAAATATTAATATATTTATGATTTAATTCAATTGATTTCTTTTCTTCTTCAAGTTGCGTAGAGCTTATTCCATCATTATAATAATCTTCTAATTGTTCAGCTAAAGAAGGAAGCATATCATGTTTTCTAATTAATTCGATTGCTTTAACCATTTTTCAAATCTGTCTTATTACTATTTTAATTTATTTTTATTTTATTTTCGTCTAAAAAACTTTAATGACAATAGTAATCCTATATATATGTCTGAGAAAATAAGAAGTTAAAATCATTCGGTTCAAATGTAAAGAATAATTACATTATCGATATTTATACCATTACATTCTATTCATAATTTAATTATTAATGAATACACATAATGAAAACCCCTTACGATATTTTTCTCATATTGAGTTGGAATCAATAACTGAAGATTTGAAAAAAGAAGCGGAATATATCAAAACTGAGATTATTAAAGAAAGTGCTAAAGGAGGTAATAGAATAATAGTAAAACAACTTTCTATAGCAAATGAAGAGTATCTTATTTCAAATGGATTTTCTGTTATTTCGTTGACAACTGAATATTTGATTTCATGGCCAAAAAAATCAAGACAAAAAGTGCTATCCTATCGTGAATCACCAATATATGCATCATCTTTAACTAATTCATACAGTTCAGTATTTAATCCCAAATCAATTTCACCAACTCAATCATTATATTCCACTCCAAACCCAACTTTAAATCCAACTCCGAATCAAATTTCAAATTCAGAACAGACATCAAGATTTTTATCACAATTGAATTCTAAAAATGATTCATTAGATGTGAATGAATTACGAACAAGAGTTAATAATATTGCAAACTTGGCTGATAGACTAGTAGAGAAATGTAATGAAAAAACAAGTGGTATTAATCGTAACACTTATTATTCAAATCAAATATTTGATTTTACTAAACCCGATATGTACAAAAAGTAGAACCAATTAAAGTCCTGTTTGTTGATTATCAACCGAAACACCGTCTAATCCAAGATGTGGTGGCGTGGGATAAGTAGAATATAAAAGACTTTGAGCCATTCCTGAACCTGTAGAACTTCTAATTAAAATATAAATGATAACTGTTAAAATAACATAAGCCATAGAGAGGACAATATTATCGTAATGATTGCGAACAAAGTAAATAAAAATGCCGGCGACAATCATTGATATAATGATAGTATAGTAATTTGATGGAACAAATATTTCATTAAGTTGAAGAGATGGAACGATAACAGCCATTTTATTATAATTTTATTATAATTTTGTTATTCTAATATATTGTATCCATAGATTATTTAATTATAAATTAGTAGTTTAATTAAGTCAATATAATTATTTATTCACAAACCATCATTTTCATCTAAAAGGTCATCATCAGAAGAATAAACATCATCAATATCATCTAGTCTCCATAGGATATAATTAATACGATGTCTTTTTTTAGCAAGAAAATATAATCCAAATGAAGCTAATAAAAATGCACATGCAATAACTGTCATTGTTATACCAAAGATTTTAGTACTACTCCCATAATTAATATTAATAACACCTTCACATGCATCATTTTGGATATAGCATGTAAATTTATTATCTAACAATACAATACTCTTTAATTTTTTTTCCAGTATATTTTTACTATTATCATATCCATAAAAAATATTGTATTTATTTTCATTACAATGTGTCACAATATGAGTTGTATTGTGAGTCATTTGAACAATTGTTTTGAGATATCCTTTGTATACAGTAGCACCATGTCCTCGATGAATAAATTCAATGTTATAGTCATAAGGAATGCAACTATTGCTCTTGAGATAATGAGGTTGAGTCTTAATTAAATTGATATAATTGACCCAAATGAAAATTATGACAAAAATAAATATACATGCCAATGTCAACATTAAATACGTGCATGTTATCAATGTGAAATATTTTTTTTTATTATTAATAAAATCATTATCATTTTGATAATTTTCTTCATCTGTAAAACGAATAGATTCGTGACATCTTTTTTTAAACGTTGTCCACCTAGGCATATCACAAATGTATTATATTAACTATTCCATTTGAGTTAATTATAATTCATATATCAATTTTTTACTTTATTTTTTGCCTTTTGTCCATCCAGTTTTTTGAAGATCTATAACATCCATCGCCATAAATCGAATACGCGAAGGATATCCACTGTCATCTTTACTAATATCCTTAAAGCGTTTAATAAGTTTTTTCATAACTTTAGGTGATTTTTCCTCTACGTCTCCACCACAATCTTTAAAAGCCATACTTAGACATTCAATACCACGGGATTGTTCCTTGTAGACTTCATTTTCAAACATATGTTCTAGAGCTTCAAGGAACACATTTTCTGAATATTGTTCATATAAGTAGTATTTGAGAACTACGTGTAAATTACTGTTCATAAATTTTTTTGTTTTAACTTCGTTAGGGTAAACTTCAGGCTCTTTTAATTTATTAATAAGATTTTCTTTGAATATTCGAGAAAATTCTTCATCTTTTTCACCCATTTTATGATATAAACGTATGTACATGTCTACCCAAGCAATACTTTCCATTAAAGTTATCCAACATTGATTTATTAATTTTTGATAAAATTCTTCGGTTGAAGGATATTTGATACTTAAGAATGATTCAGTAAGTTTTTCCTCTGTGGCTGGAGCTAATTTACAAAGAATAGAGCGAAACTCTTTGAGCACTTTTTCATCACTAAAAGCTTCTGCTTTAAAAATTTCATGAGTATGCTGGTAAGGTAGACGAGGGGGTTTTGAACGTTGAATATTGCCCTGACGGTTTTGAATAATAGTAGGACGAACGGCTTCTCCCAGTGACGTTATTGAGGTGTGACACATTGTCCGGCCATAATTACAACATTTGAAATAATTAAGTATAAAATCGCGAGAATAATTTATAGGTTCGGTTTGAGTCGACATATTATTATATTAAATCTAAATACGGTATCAAGTACTATAATACTAATCAATTAATATAATCAAAATCTTTAAATTCAATTTTTAGAAATGAGAGTATCTACTCTATAGGAAGTGAGTGAATATTTTTTATTTGTAAAAATAACTACTTATATTAAGTAAATAATTATATAGATTTGTATCATGGGTTCTAGTTCAAGTGTTCTAAGAAAACCTCATAATTATGGAGAAAAGATAACCCATAGTAATTTAATTAATCTCAAAAAAGTTCCCAATAAAGTAACTTATCAAAGAAGTGCGTATAATTCGCGGAAACTTACTAGTAAAAATGAACGATCTAAATCTGAAGTAGAAATACTACCTTCTATTCAAGAAGAATATGATGAAACCAACTATAAAGATGAAAAACGACAAATGCATCATCTACATAAAAGAAATAATCATCAGAATGGTAATTACATTAATGGGGAATTTCATAGATATGGATATGAAAAAGTTACAAAAAAAATTCACATTGATTTTAGAGTTAAAAATAAGGAAACATTATTGACATCATTGGTTCATTATTACAAAAAGAATGAACAAGTATCTAAAAGGAAAATTAGGAAACGTGGATACGAATGGGAGACTCGTTATATTATCACGATGAATCCATGTGTAGATATATTTTCAGAAACAGAAAAAGAAATTAAAATTATCACAGAAGATAGGAAAATAATTGTTGAATTGGATAAGAATAAAGAATTGGATATGTCTGCTGTAAATGCTTATTACGTAAATTTTGATATTTCAGTTAAACGAAATTGGAAAAAAACTATAATCACATCATTATATAATTTTGATATACAAGTGACTGGAACCAATATTTCCGTGATTTTAAACAGTGATTCTCCTATAATAAATGGAGAAAACATTATGGATAGTTATTCTAGGTAAAAATTGAATTCATTAATCATTATAATTTGATTAACTTTGTGATTGTGTGGTTGTATACTATTTATTACAATGGTGGAACAATATGTATTCGATTATCGAAGAAATGTGACTAATCTCTTTGAATATCTCCAACATCGAAGAAGGGATGATATTGATACACGTTCTTTAATGTGTGTACATAATCAGTATCGAATAAATTCCAAAGAAATGATTGATTTAAAAAATAAAATATGGAATATTTACTATGGTTCTAATATTAATGTTTTTCAAACATGTCCAATGTGTAAATCTAGTGAGTATAATAAAACTGACATAATTAGCTATCAGTTGAATTATATTATTCCTCGTAGTTTGGGTGGGCTGGAATCCCGAGAAAATTTAATTCTTTTGTGTTCAACTTGCACTAAAAAAATGAGTGAAATGGAGATTATTTTTGATTATGAACATAAAGTATATAATCGAAATAACTGTGAAGAACTGTGGATTAATAAAAATATAATTGTCATCAATAGACCTTTATTATTTGTGGATACTACATGTATTCCGATAATAGGTCCAATGGATATATATATGGAACAATCACGACAAGAGATGCGTCAAAATTATAGTGATTGGTATAGGAAGGAAAGAGAAAGAAAAAAATTAGTTAACAATGGATTCGTTCCAATCATTAAAAATGATCCATTTAATGAAGCATTTAATGAACTTTGTCTCATGTTAGAAAAATTTCATATTACCACACCATCCTCAAGTCCAGAATTGAGAATGAATATGTTAATTAAGAACCAATATTAAAACAAATATAAATGAGCATATCAATATAATTCTTTAAAAAATATCAATTAAATGACTGAAATGATGGAAATTTCACCTATAATACCCATATACAATAATGATTATATTCCTATAAGTAACAGTTTTTATAATCAGGAATTTGCTTATCGATTTTAATACATGTACATGTTTGATTACGCAATCATTAAATTATTCAATTAAAACTGATTTACATTTATAAAAAAATGATATCCAAACATGAATTACCATAATGGCTTAAATTTAGGTGGAGAACCTCAAAAAAATCTATATTTACAACAAAACTTGAAAGCGTACTATTCTGTGTATAACTTGGACGACTCTTTTAATTCTCTTATGTCTACCAAAATTGAATCGAAGGAGGATAAGATTTGGAAATATTATTTTACGCAATATCATGAAAATGGATATTGTAAAGCTTGTAGACTTACTGCTTTATATCATCGATATGGCGACATGAAAGATTTCGAAACCAAATTTCGTTATATTATGAGGGAAGGTACTGTGAGTAGTTCACAAAATATGAACGATTACCTTCCTGTTTGTGAAGCTTGTTATTTAATTAAGATGGGTATGTTTTCAACAGAATCAATGAAAAATAAGCTTGATAAAATTATAGAGAGATATAAAACTTCAAATACACCCAGTTGTATGTTTATTGAAGCTAAAAATAAGCGTCAATGTTCTAATTATGCTTCTAAAAGTGGAAATCATCCGTATTTGTGCAATAAACATAAATCAGAAGCGGATATCGAGATTATTGTAAGTGAAAAAATAGATTGCTCCAAAAATCTAATAAATCCCAGTAAAATTAATAGATTTTCATGGTTGAATATGTCAGAGCAATATGTTCCAATGGAATGGGAACCGTTCTTGCCTACTGATTATCGTTAATTATAAATATTAATAATTAACAATTAATTATTAATTATAAACTTTAATCAAATCTTTCAATTGTTTATTTAGAAAAGATACTTATGTTAGAAAACCCATTGTCTTTTTTCTTTCCATTGTTGTTTGTTTTATTTGGACTGTTTTTTTGTCTGTAGTTACTACTTCCACTAAAGAAATTTTTATTTCCAAAGTTTTTCTTTTTCTTTTCCAAAAATTCTTTAATATCATTTTCAGTAATTGTTTTGGCTTTTTTGGCGTCATCTTGGTATTCAGAAGGTAACCCAACGAAATTTTTACCATATCTAATATACCAACCGTACTGTCCTGACATTACGTCATGACCACTATTGGTTTTACAAATAGATTTACTGCGCGATTCTAAACATTTTTTGGCTTGTTCAAGTGTGATATTGGCTGGATTAAATTCTTTTCCAAATAATTCCGATTTTATATTAACGTTAGAGTCTCCAACCTTAAGATAAAACCCGTATTTACCTTTGCATAGTTTTATTTCTTCAGTATCTATATTGCCTAATGATTTAGGATAAGTAGGTATGGTTTTTATTTCTTTCCATGTAATGGTATCTAAATCACAATTTTTAGGTAATGTGATATATCGTTTGTCAGGATCATCATTTTCTCCAATTTGACAATATGGTCCATGTTTACCATGTGCAACATAAATACCATCTTTGAGTTTACGTTTTCCAATACCACCAGTCTCTTTAATGGTTTTAGATGTCTTTTCAACAATTGGATGGAAAATATTGTAATAATTGTCTACTTCACTATACCATTTAGTTTTTCCTTTTGATACTTTATCAAGTGATTTTTCCATATCCGCTGTGAATCGATAATTAATTACACTTTCAAATTTGTCCATTAAAAAGGTATTCACTTTTTCACCTACAGGCGTTGGAAAAATTTTATTTTTCTCGGTGGGTGTAGTAAAACTACTTTTATATTTAGTAAGTTCTTTCTTTTCCAATGTGAAATTGATAGTTGTTTTACTTTCACCTTTTCGTGTGTCTTTAATAGCATATTCACGATCTAGTACTTTGGAAACCATTGAAGCATATGTCGATGGACGTCCAATCTCCAATTTTTCTAATTTTTTTGTCAAATCACCTTCAGTGTATCGAGGTTTAGGTAATGTGTATTTTTCTTCTGCTGTGATAGTCATATATTTAAAAATATCACCTTTTTTAAGCTTTCCAATTAATGCATCAATTATATTTTTCTTTTCCTCATTCGTGGTATGGTCATTCTCTAGTCCATCATTATCATCATTTTGATATGTGAATAATATTTTCCAACCAGCAAATTTAGTGACACTCATACGTGAAATAAAATAATCTTTAGTTTTGCATGTCAAAATTCTAAGAATCAAGTTATCAACAATTTGATCACTCATTTGTGAAGCCACTGTACGACGCCAAATTAACTGATAAAGACGTCGTGCTGTGGGATCTTCGATATTAGGATTTTCTTTATCAATATGGGTAGGTCGTATGGCTTCATGAGCTTCTTGTGCTGAACTACTCTTGGTTTTATAGCGCCGAGTATTTTGATATTTTTGTCCCCATTTTTTGATAACATATTCTTTAATTTTTTCCAAAACATCTTCGCATAGGGTAGTTGAATCAGTACGGTGATATGTAATGTGACCTCCTTCGAATAATTTTTGAGCAAAATTCATACATATTTTGGCTGGCAAACCTAAATATCGATTTGCATCTTGTTGTAATGTTGAAGTTGTGTATGGAGGGAATGGTCTATTTTTACCTTCTTTGCGTTCAATACTTTTAAGTTTAAATTTGGAAACATTGCATAGATTGAGATACCATTCGGTTTTTTCTTGCAATGAATCAAAATCTTCATCATTTGAATTGTAATTTTTAACATTATCTTTAGCACAATTCTCAACATCATCATTTTCATTGTCACTTCCATCATCCTTGGATGATGATTTCCAAGTTAAATGGTGATCTAAAAGACCATCTAAAATAACGGCTACATTTTCTTCCTTAGTAAGTTTTTTACCTTCGTTTTCAGGGTTAAATGAAGCTTTATGTTTAAATGTACCTTTGATTAGATAATATGAATTGGATGCGAATTTACGAATTTCTTTTTCACGGTCAATTATGAGCTTATTGACGACAGATT